GAATAATCGCCTGTGTTCGTTGCCGTGTCTTCTGCTTTTACTTTTGATAACGTAAAATTCACAAACGCCTGTATCAGTCCGCTAACACCTATCCTTGCACCGATTTTCAACTTTTTTGTTGTGTATTTTTTACCATCATCTGTTTTGCAATCATCTAATGCTTCAACTTCTGCGAACTCATTTATTTCCGCATTATCATTGACAAATCCGTAATAGTCTAACACATCGAATGGGTTTTTGCAGAAGTGCATACCGCTTTTACAGATTTCGGCAGCTTCTTCTTCAAAAACAGTGTTTTCTGCGTACTTCTTCCCTTTACAAGTTAGATCTTTGTTGAAGCCTTTATAGCCCTTCATTCGTTTTCATCTCCAATCCAAGTTTCTCAAGGATGCCTAATCCCTTTGTGAGCCTTTTTACATCGATGCCCCACGCTTCGTAAGCGCACTCTGTGTTTACCCACCGTGCGTTATATGTGGGACAATTCTTTTCACGCATCCGCTCTCTCGCAAGCGTTTTGAGTTTTGTTATGCGTTCCTGTCCCATATTGCCGAACAGCATCTTGATATCAGCGTTGCCGATTTCCGATTTGCTGTAGTAAATGGCGAGAGCCACTCTTGCGTTCTGCACTTGCGGTATGCGTACTCTGATTTCGCTCATTCTTCCTCCTCGTAGACAATCTCAACGTGCTTCGCTGCAAAGTTTATCATCTTCGTAGCGACAGCCTTTGTTGACAGCCCTGTTTCCTTTGCAATGTCCTTGACGGTCTTATACGCCGCCTCGCTGACCATAACTCTCAGCTCCGAGCCGCCATCAGCGACAAATTTCAGCTTGTCCATTTAGTTCACCTCCTATATCCACCGTGTTAAGTTTGCTTAACTCTGTTCGCAAAAAAAATAATCAGGAATTTTGCCAACAGGAATGTCGAGAATCTGACAAGCGCGAGTTATTTCCGAATGGGAAAAATCGCTTTTTTCATTTAACTTATCAGAAAGGGAAGCAGGAGAAATATTAAGCATATTAGCAAATCGTTCCTGCGTTTTGCATTTCTCTTTAATTTTCCCTCTTAATCTGCTGTAATCAAATGACAAATTATCACCTCTTTTCGTTGCGTTAAGTTTGCTTAACTGTGATAAGTATAGCATACTTAACTCAAGATGTCAACGCTTTTTTTAAAAATTTCTTTAACTTTTTTCAAAAAAACTTGACATTTGCTTAACTTTATGCGATAATAGCGGAAAAGAGGTGATAAAAATGGTAGCTACTTTCAAAGAAAGACTTATAGAAGCAATGGAAAAAAATAATATGAAAGCAATTGACCTCTCTGAAAAAACGGGAATTAGTAAAGCTCGTATTAGTCAATACGTAAACGGAGTCTATATTCCAAAATCTAGATCAACTCTCGCTATCGCAAAAGCATTAAATGTTAGCGAAACTTGGTTAATGGGTCTAGATGTTCCTATGGAGAGAATAATTAGCAATAATAATACCGATTTACTATTACAGGGCAATTATAATCCCCTTGAATACCGTTCTTCATCAGATGTTGTTAGATATCTGCGCGAAAGTAAAAACATGACCCGTGCTGAATTCGCTTCAGTGCTTCACTGTACAGAGAAGACAATCAAGAATATAGAAGAAGGGCACAAGTTAGTCAGCATAAATTTGGCGCGCAAAATATCCAACTGCTTTGGACTACCAATGCCGAACACGTTATTTTCGGCTACACTGTACGACAGATACCAGAAGCTTAACAAAAGAGATAGTGCAATCGTTGATACACTTCTTGAGCCTCTTAAGCCGGACGAAGAAGAATATGTAACAATTCAAACCGCCGCGCGCGGAGGCGATGAACCCGGGGAAAAGAAAATATCAAAGAGCGAAGCAGAAAAGCTTTTAAGTGCAACACCGCAAAACGACAAGTACGACTAATGTATAAATAAAAATCATCTCAAGGTAAACAATAACCCTGAGGTGATTAAATGGACTATGCAAAATACAAAAACGTCCGCAATGCGAGCTGGCAGTGTCTGCTTGATTGTAACATCAGATCATTGCCTGTGCCTATAGGCGGTATCTGCCGCATTTACGATATTGATGTTATTGATGATAATAACTATCTCGATGCGAACGAAAGCGGGAGGATAGTAAAAATAAACTCTGAAATAGCAATAGTAGTCAACAATACAGAGCCGAAATCTCGTTGCAGATTTTCAATTGCTCACGAACTCGGACATTTTTTACTCGGGCATTTAGGCGATGATGTAACGCAACTCAATAGAGCGCGCACGGAAGTTAAGCCTGAACTTGAAACACAAGCAGATATGTTTGCGGCACGACTATTAGCGCCTGCATGTGTCTTATGGGGGCTTGATTTGCATACAGCTGAAGAAATATCCGAAGCTTGTAATATTTCTCTGCAAGCAGCAGGCTTTCGCACTGAGCGTATGAAAGAGCTCTATAGACGTAATCGCTTTCTGACATCGCCTTTGGAGCGCAAATTATACGATCAATTCAGAGATTTTATAGAGCAGAACCGCCGATAATGGCGGTGTACATAAACGTATCATTATAATGCACAACAAATTTCAAATCTGTATAAGGAGATATATATATGTACTTTTTAGGTAAGCCAGTTTATGAATGGATTTACATATTTATTAGCACTTGTGCAGGCACATTTTTAGTTGTTTTTCCGTATTTTATGTTGAACTCTTGCAAAATTATGCACAAATTAAAAGACGGAAATAGAAGAGGACTATGTACTTTAGCCGGAATGTTCTTCCCAATAGGAATTATCGTTGCAACTATTGTTAAAATAATTGATAAAATTAAATATAAAGAAGAATATGCTAAAGATAAGATTGAGAAATACGAAAAAGCACACATCAGCACAGGTGCAAACATCGAGCTTGTGTACTGCCCAGAATGTGGTAAGGCTTATGCTAAAGGCGAAGAGCCTTGTATGTGTAAATGCGGATATATATTTTATAAATCGTAAGGCAGATAAAAAATAAAGAACTTATTAAAATTTTGGAGGATTTTATATGGATTTATTGATTAGAAACCTAGTAACAGCAACAACGATACCCGAAAAGCCATCAATTACTGGTATCATATATATCGTTTTAATAATTCTGTTTGCAATTGCGATTAGAGTTGCTCTGATTGCCGTGCTACAGAGCATCCCAAGTTTTAGAGAACAAGGCATGGCTTTTAAATTCATTGTTTTTGTACTTGTGATTACAGCAACCGCTATAGCGATTTTTGCTGTTCCGATTGCGAAAATCGTAAGCAAAGTCAAAGCTCGTAAAGTTCCTAAAGCACCAAAGAATAGCCCACAGCCATATTCAAAACTAACAGCAGATGATATTGTATACTGCAACGAATGCGGTGCAAGTTACATAAAAGGAAATGTTCCTGACGAGTGTACCGAATGCGGAAATAAACTTAAATAACAAAAGCTCCCGACTTTATGCCGGGAGCAAATCATATATTCAAAGGAGAAGTGATATGCCACTATACAAAACAAAAGTAAAGAAGGACGGCTTGCAACAGTATCTTGTCCGTGTAAACTATACGGATAGTTTCGGCAAGGCACATTCCCTTACAAGACACGCATACGGTCTTGCTGAGGCAAAGCAAATGGAGCAAGACATAATAAGAGAATACTGCTCCGAGAAGCCTGCTGTCACAAGAATGACAGTACAGCAATTGTACGATGAGTACATCTTAGCAAAAGAGAACGAAGTGAGATATTCATCGCTCGTAAAAATCAAAAACTGCATCTCCAAAGGCGTGTTGCCAATGTTAAGTGATAAGCAAATAGCAAAACTGACCGTAAAGCAGATGCAAGAATGGAAGAACGAAACCGCAAAGATAGGCTTTGCTCAAGCAACATTGAGAAATTATTACGGCGAATTCAGGCAGATGCTTAATTATGCAGTGAAAATGGGATACATTCCTAAAAATCCGCTGACCGTTGTCGGAAACTTCAAAGAATCGTTTGAAATTAAACCGAAGGATAAGATACAATACTACACAGCGGAACAGTTTATCGCATTCATAGCCGAAGCAAAGAAATCGGCACAAGAGAAAGACACAATAAACGAATGGAGCTATTATGTTTTCTTTAACATAGCGTTCTATACAGGAGCAAGAAAAGGTGAAATCTATGCATTGAAATGGTCGGATATAGAAGGGAACATCCTGCATATCCGCAGAAGTGTTGCTCAGAAATACGGTAAAGGAAACATCGAAACGCCGCCGAAAAACAAAAGCAGCTACCGAGATTTACAGATACCTACTCCGCTGATGGAAATACTCTTAGAGCAAAAGGAACGGCAGATGCAGGACGAAAAATTCACAGAAGATTTTCGTGTCTGTGGTGGAATTGATTGCATCAGAGATAGCACTGTAACAAACAAAAACGTTGAGTATGCCAACAAAGCAGACTTGCCTCACATAAGAGTACACGATTTCAGGCACACACACGCAACGTTGCTTGTCAACGAAGGTATAAACATACAGGAGATAGCAAGAAGGCTCGGACATAGTAATGTCGAGATCACTTGGAACACTTATTCTCATCTCTATCCGAGAGAAGAAGAACGTGCTGTAAGTGTACTCGATAAAATTTTTCTGAAATAATTCGTGTATTTTTCGTGTAGTAAAAAAATAAACCGCATTGTTATGCGGTTTAAACGGTATTTGGCTGGGGTGGAAGGATTTGAA